ACCGTGCTCATAGGAGCATTAGGTGTGATATCTGTTGTCATATCTATTTCCTTTAATTAATATCGGGTACCTCTGTGGTATTACCAATACGGTTTTTTAAGTAAGCAGCCCTTTTGAGGCTACTCACGAAACTGTCAATGCCTACAAGTTGATTACTTAATGCAACTCGTTCGGCATTCTCGTCTGGAGTGTGTCCCCTGATACTACTCAGGGCATCCGTCACTTCAAACTTAAAATGGTGTATAAACATAGCCAGGTCCTTGTTCTTTAACAAGTTCTCTGCCTGGCTACCATAATGTCGAACCCTGTCAGCCTGTGCTGGTGTAAGGTTCTTAATGCTTGTCAAATCTATATTCAATTTAGAGTTATAGAACTCTACTGTTGTGTCATTTATCATAACATTATTTATACTGTTTAACTATATACTTTTGGACTTCCTTGTGCTAATGCCATATAATCCAACTGCGTTTCAGCATCAGTGCCTTCCATTTCGGCTTTAATCTGTTCTGCTCGCATATCATCCAATGCCGCACTGGACAATTTCTTCTTGTCATCTGGGCTTGGTTCTTTAGTCTTCATTGCTTCCTGACTTGCTTGTATCATAGCCATGACTTCTTCATCACTTGGCAGATAGGTATCGCAGTCTTTAACACCCAAAACATACAGAGTGTCCGCAAAAGGCTTCTTGACCTTTTTATACACTTCTGGTGTTAGTGTGCCACTGGCAACCATTGACTGAGTTGTAGCATACAAGTCTGCCTGACATTTCTGAATGATCTGTAATCTGCCTAATGCATTTTCTTCACTCATCATGCCCAAGGCTAATTCTGTGTGAATCTGCTTACGCTCGCAGAAGTTCATGTCGTCCCATGCCAAATAATCCAAGAACTCTGGCTTCTTATCTGGGTGGAATGATTGTGCTAACTTCTTAACACCATAGTCATCGCCATATTGTATCAGTGTACGCCATATTAGCCATAGTGCTTCTTTAAGACCTTCAGCACAATTTCTAACTGTATTGTCTTGAATGATCTGGTTAGGCGTTAATGCCATTTGTAGTTTAATACCACTATTGCCAGGAGCCATAACTTCAGGATTGAATACATCCTGCGGTGTTGTCATACCTACCATGCTCATAGTATCTTGTTGGATTCTGGTCATAGCAGTTTCCAAAAAGGCTAAATTGCCACTGGGTGCTGGAATCTGGTAAATGTCCTTGGCAGGATCAAACTTCGAATCCAAAATAAAGATTGCTGACTCGCCATCTTGTAGCATCTCAAAGTCTAATCTATCAGGCTTGACACCGATTCTTGGAGTTGCTGTTAACAATCCTAACTGAATCTCTGCTCTGGCTGCACTTGTATTATATTCCTGCATAGGAATAACTGACTCGCCCAGACTCATGCCATAAAAATTACCTGGTAGTGGTTTTGGACACATGTTAGCCACAGGAATGAACTCAACTTCTCTGGCTGAAATAATGTATGAGCCACTATAGATCAACTCAATAAGTTCTAACTCACCATCGCCATCAATGTCATACTTGTTCCAAACAGTGACCACGCTGACCTGACGACTATCTGGATCGGCACTGGCAGCGGAACTAACTGGGATACCCATAACAGGCACTGAATCACGAGCGTGAATAGCCAAATTGTTTAATACGCTACCTGCTTGATACGCACCGTTCATGTTATATTCAGCATGAACACGGAACTTTTCTAAATCAATATCAGGATATAAGTCCACTGCTTCTTGTATGCTCATAGGATCATAATAGCCGCAGAATGGTTGATCCTTCATCTCTGCTACAGTTGGGTCACAGATCCAGTAATGTTGAGCGATAGGATGGAACTTGATGTTAATACTATAACCTGTTAGTTTGTATTTGGCTTTGTAAATTGTATTGCGTTTGATAGCGTCATTAAGGATTTGTTCTTGACCTTCCATCTCTGTCTGAGCCATTTCTGCTTGTTCCATCATCATTGACTCTGGACCAAATTCTTCTTCAGTATTGGCAATTTGACTAATGCGAGTGTCAATCATTTCTTCAGTCATCATAGCCTGTTGTTCACCGAATAATTGTTGAACTTCTGCCATGACTTTACTCATTTCGACATTGACTTGTCGTTTGCTTTGACGTAATGCTGTTAAGCCTGCTTCAGCGGCTTGTTGCTCGAATGCTCGTAGTTGTTCATTAGTACCCTGTGTTTCTACATATCTAACAATCTGGTCTCTAACAGGTTTGATCATCATCATGCCATTTTTGTGCATGGCAGCATCCATGATCCAACGCTCAAGAATAAAGTGTGGATCGTTCATTTGGTTAACAACCTTTGACACCATATCACTGGCTTGTCTGGCTGCTGTTTCATCTTCTTCACCGTCAGCTACGAACTCGAAGTTTATTTCGCCACCTGGCATCAATCCCTTGGCAATAACGGCTGTGGCATAATCTACCACTGGCTTGACTGTTGGGTGTATGTAATCAATGCCATTTACAGGGGCAGTACTGTCAGTGACAGCCAAGCATAGATAGTGATAATCGGTGGCTCTGTTCACTGCGTTTTTAGTGCCAAGATAGCGAAGATAAGAAGCCATCTTCACATCCATCTGATTCTTCATACGAACGAATATAGCGTTCTGTTTTTTATTCTGATTGATGTCTTGGACTGGAATATTTTTTATGTCAAGCATAGGGGTAATGTACCTTTAGTTTATTGTATTATTTAGCGTTTTCTTTAGGCACAGGCAGACTGGGCTTTTCTTCTTTTCTGTCTTTTTTCCCAAAAATAGCGTCCCAGTTGTCACGGATTTTCTTGACATCTTCCTGTCTGCGATTACTTCCTTTTCCCATATATTTCTCCTAAATCTAATGCTGTGCGTATTCTGTCCAGTTCTTCTGGACTGACCATAAAGAAGAACTCACGCCAGCCTAATTCTGGAACATATTTTTTAATCTTCAATACATACTGTTCTTCACTGAACTTGCGTAGTGATAAATCTAATTTGTAATCTTCTCTGTTGGTAATATTTGCCTCTGGCGTTCTGCCTGGATGCGGTGTCACTGGTACTTTCATGTCTTTTCCTTAATTTGCTGAATAAGCCTTTTTCCATGCTGGCTTTTGACTGTCATCATATTTAACATATCTATCACGTTGTGCTCGCATACGCTGTTGTGGTGTTCTATCATCCCAGGGTTCTGCGATACCTTGTAATACTGCTATTAAGGCATAACGGCAACTATCGATACAATCGTCTGGATCACTGAATCTGCCCTTTTCATCAACGAAGTAATTTTGTGCTTCACTTAAGAAGTTGGTGCAGTTCTCATTGACATACAGACTGCCCATCTCGAACATTTGTCGCATCTGGTTTATACCATAACTTTTGTGATTGGTTTGCTTACCGTTGGCATCAGGTGGATTCATAATGGCTTTTTCATACAAGTTCAATCCATAACCTTCAAATAACTCACGAATGCTATTACTACTCATAGTATATCTGCCCTGTGTTCCTGCATCTGCTGGTAATACAATAGGTGTGCCAAATACTTCAGGTCGCAACAAGTGATTTACATATTGAGTAGGCACGGCTTCTTCTATGCCTTGTATAACAATCTGTCGGTGTAAGTATGCTACTTTCTCGTTCGGCTCCCAATACATTAGACTGATAACTGTTTTGTCATTAACCAATCCAAGGTCAAGTGCTATAACTCGCTGAATGTTTGGCATTCTGTTAAAGTCAACTTCACCTGTTTTGTATGTCACTGCCGCCCAATCTGCTAACTGGAACACAGCACCCTTGCCCATTACGGGTTTACCCGCAATTCTGGCTTCACGCTCATGCGGTAGATAATCTCGTTCAAGTTGTCGTCTGGTTTCTTTTAACAAGAATGGCTGACCCCAAGGATCATATTCAGGCACATCGTCCCAACTTACCCTGATAAAGTTATAGCCTTCTTCTTTGTTCCAGAACTTACTAACAAGACCGTTTAGTCCTTTGAGTGGAGTAAACGAACAGAGAACCTTTCCTTGCGTAGTAGCAGTTCGAGTGACGATTTCACTGAAGAAATCATCTGGTGGTTGTTCATCGAAGACTGCCAGATTAAGTTTGAAACCTTGTAATTGACGTACCTCTTGAGTATAATTGGCGAATAACAGATAACTGTTAGCACCACTAACATGCTTGATCTCAACACCGATGCAGTTGGCTCCATCATTTCGCATAGTATCGACAATAATACAATTGCGAGGAATAGCACCAGTTCCCAGATTTTCAGTAATTTTAACATCTTGACTTCCTAACAATTCATTTTGTAGCACCAAGGCTACCTGTGACCAGCCTTCGCCAGCCACCATACAAGTTATAGGGCTGGTAAATCTATGACCAGACCACCAATCAGGGTATTGACCAGTTAAGTGATAAGCAGTTTCAAAGCAGGTTGATACGGTTTTACCAATCCTGTTAGCAGCCAAAATACCTCTACGCTCATGTTTACCAGTGGCAAAAAAGTTATATTGATGTTGGAATGGTCTAAAGTATTTTAACTGATTAAACTTCATGTCTTCGGCTACATTAATAGCCAAGTCCATTAATTGTTCTTTTAACGGACCTGGTATTGTTTTAAGACTGTCAACAGTAAGATTATGCTCATCCACGCTGTAGCGTAGTGCTCTTGCCATTAATACATCTTGACCTAACATTATTCAGCCTTTAACTCTTGTCTAACCTGATGGATATAGAACATAGCATGAGCAAGGTGCTCTATTTCTTGGCAACTTAATATCCAAGTGTCGGGCTTGTGTAAATCAGTGTCATCGAGTTTAGTCAACCCAGATTGTAGTCGCTCTGTGATTAAACGCAGAATGTGCTCTACCTGATTTGGGTATTTGTCAGCGAATGCTATACGATGACTGGCATTTACCTTTTGTAAGATAAGTGTGTCACTGTATCTGGCAGCTTCTTGGGCTGCCTTTATTTCCAATTCGCGGCTTGTCATTTTGATAAGTCCCAGGGATTATTGCGGACACTATCATCTAAACTAATAAATTCACGGTCAACCCATACTTCCCATTGATTAGATTTATTAACTTTGAATGTCTGCATCATGCCACGCAGTTTTTTACCCTGTGGAGTTAGTGTACCATCTTCACGGACAACAACTTGCTCGCCAGTTCTGGGGTCAACCCATTTAATAATTTCTGGGCGTGTTCTACCAAACTTGTCAATCTTTTCACCATGTGGTCGCTGTTCTAAAGGTCCAAGAATCTCATAACTAATCATGCCGTTATTGTATTTGCGGAACAACATATGACATTTTTTATCCATGGCTCGTTCATCTGCATTAGGATGCGGAACTACTGGACTATAGAATGTATTTTGTATTTGATTGCGTGCAGGTAAATTTGGATCTCGTTCAGGAACTTCTTTGAGTGGTTCTTCAGGCACCATTTCGGCTTTATCAACATAGGGATTATTGTCGCCTTTAAACTTATCGTCAATTTCTACACCGTTGAGTGCGTCCATTGCTACCTGATACTTTAGTTTATTTGCTCTGCCCTTTAAGTTTAACACGATGCCTGTTTCGTCAAAAACAAATCGTTCTAATTCTTTGGCTGTGGGAAAGTCAGTCATCAAGCCTTCTAAATCATATTCAGCGTTGGTCACTGCTTTAGGGGCTACTGCTTTTTTTGGTTTGGCAAGATCTACGCCAATGGTAGCATCTGCCTGTGGTTTATCGTTCCACGGATTTTCTGTTGTATTCGTTGTCATTACATTTTCCTTTCATAACTATACAAAAAAGAGCAGCCATCTGCTGCTCTTTTATTTACCCTGCCAAATTATTTCTTGCTGGCAGTTGGGTTTCGTTTAGGACCTGTGTTAGAATGTAAACCTTCTAATGCAGGGTTAGTTTTACCTGCTTGTCCTCTGCCACGCATTTCTAACGCACTTGTCACCATATTGGCTAAAGTGGATTTTTCACTGCTTGATGCGGATTTGGCATCCATGAACGCACTACGCTTGCTTGGATTACCAGCGTTGCCTGTTGTAGGTCCACGTTTTTGATTGATTGGTTTGCTGTTTGGGTTTGACATTATGCGTTGCCTTTCGTAGGACCTCTGCCATAGTTGAATGATTCTTTGCCAGTTTTTGGCATTGCTGTTGTTTGACCATCGCCAACTGCATTACGCATTTGTGCTTTACCAGTGAACATTTCGTGTCCGCAACTTGGCATTGCTGTTCCACCGCCTGTGGGTCCACGCCCTTTGTTGATCATAGCGTTAGGGTTTGTTGTTTGGTATTGATTGCCACTGTATTTGTTTGATGTGCCTTTATTAGCCGCACCACCAATCGCATACGATAAATTATTGTCTTTCATTTGCTTTTTCCTTTTTTAGCAGTTTTGGCTGATTGCTTGAACGCTCGAGCCGTTGGAGCACCTGTAGAGCCAGGCTTACGCATTGACTCTCCAGAGCCAGATTTGATTCGTTCACGCTTGGCGTGAATATTAGCATATAGTCCAGGTTTAGTTGCCATAGTATTATTTATCCTGTAAAGTTCTTCATCATAGGTACAGCCTGTCGTCTACCAAGAATAGGCTTGCCTGCAGGTCCACCTACTAATTGACCACGTCCACTACCTCTTATTGGTTCAGGTTGTGGTGCTGGTTCGTTATACTGCGGTCCACCTGGCTTCATCATTATTGGTTCAGGATCAAAACTACCTCGTTCAACTGGTAATCCTACTTTACCGCCACCAAAACTTGGTTGACCGCCTATAGGTTGAATTAAACCTTTACCACCACCGAAGCCCGGGTTAGGCGTTGGGTTAGGATTGAATGGTTGTGGTGGCTGACGCAATTTTAAGATGCCGCCACCAGCCTGACTTTGGGCTACTTTTTGTTGCGGTGTTTGTGGCATTAGCCCACTTAAATCCAATTGTGGAGGTCCACCACTATATGCGGCATTAACTAAATTACCAGCATTTTTTGTCACTGTGCTTGCC